CGGAGGATCTACTCGTTTTAGTGACGCAGGGGACGTGCCTTCGTTGCGCAAAATACGAATTGTCTCAGGATCTAACTTACGTTCGCCTGTTGGGGGGCTGCCGTCTGCGCGATTAACAGGAATACGGATATTGACTTCGGGACCCTTACTGCCTACATACGCTCTGCCCAACTCACCCGCCAAATCACGGGGGCTAAAACCACCCTTAACAAATTCAGTCAAGGCATTCTTGGCAGACTTTACAAGCTTTTCGCCCGTACCCATCTTCTCGTACTCCGCGACCCGCGGGCCGTGGAAATCGTACCTGTCTGTGATAATGGTGGAACCATCGGGGCCTTGCTTGTACTGGAAACCACCCAGCGTATTCCTAATGTCCACGTAGTCCGGACCAATCTGGTCACCAGTGGGATAGTCCTCATAATCTACCCGACCCTTACCGCCTCTGGCTTGACTGCGCCTAACGGCATCCATCATGGCCATCTGTTCCTTAGCCGTAAAGTCTTTTGCTGTAATAGGTTCTCTGCGACCAGTCAAAACGTCTACATAAGTTCTCGACGCCGCATCAAAGAACGGCTCATCCTTGCGCTCTGTTGGTCCTTGAGCCGTAATCCGTTCTATCTGTTGTGGCGTTAAACGCTCGCCCTCTTCAGGGCTTCCATTAGCGCGCCGGACAGGGGGCAAACCAACAGAGATGGGCATCGACTCTGTATCACCCGTATCAATCTCAGGGTTCAACCGTTGACTAAGTTCTTTTTGCAAATCCGACAAGGGATCTTTGCCTGTCACGTGCTTATACGCTGCATACCCAGCAGTTAAACCTACACCCATTGGACTTGTTGGCACTTTATACTCACGCATAAATGCAATAGGATCTTTTCCATATTCAAATGCTAAATCTTTAAACTTGTCCATTAAAGATTTAGCGTTCTTTACATCCCCGCCTTCAGGAGAACCGTTTGCGCGGCGCACCATGCCACCATAAGCAAACGCCGTATCTCCGGGAGCGCCTGTGCCGGGGCCTCCACCAGTATTTCCCTCAGCAGCGCCGGCAGCGGGACCACCAGCGGCGGCAGCAGCATTAGCAGCAGCGGCAGCAGCCTCCGCATCAGCGGCAACAGCCAAGCCCGGATCGACAAAATTTGATGGGACGACGCCATGTGTTACTACGTTTTGCTGGGCTTGGAAACCCGGCACCAGTGCGTTTTGAAACTTGCCAAAGGTTGTCGCGTTAAATATAGTCTGCAATCCCCGAGTGGCCGCACCAAGTGCTGGGCTGGTAGCGTAAAAAGCTGCCTGCTGCGCTGGAGTCAAATTGCTAAATGGGTTTGTAACAGGGTCGCCCCCACCACCTATTACGTACCTGTTCCCGTCAGCGTCGTACATAGGCAAATCAACTTGGCCACCATTAGCCATCCTCACCGGCTGCTGCGGCTGGGCAAAAGGAGAACGGATTGTGGTATTCGATAAGTCAGCAAAAACATTGGCCTGACGTTTGGCTATTGCGGCTGATGCTGCTATGTCATCCTCTTCCTCCTGCGCCTTAGCCAGATACTCCTGCGTGATCGTCGTCTTGCGATCCTCCTCATCGTCCGTCTCCGCTAAGAACGATAAAGCCAACGCAGCTTGATATCCCGGGCCAAGACTCGCTACTCTTGCTGCAGCTTCGGGCTTTATTGTGGGAGCTTGTGCCATCGGAGGAAGGGACGGGGGCAACGGCTCACGCTCCTTCTTTGCAACAGATGTTTCACGTGGAACATCTTTGCCACCAAGGAATCCCTTGACCCGCTGAACATACGTTCTCGTCTCCGCAGGCAACTTGTCAGGATTGGCACCCGCAGCTAACCACTTGTCCGTGACACCCGGACCCCAGTTATACGCAATCAAAGCTTTTTCTGTATCGCCGTACTTACCCAACATGGCCTGCAAGTAATCCTTGCCCACACGTGCAATCTCATCAGGGGACTTGTCCTTAGCAGGAACTACACCAAACCCCGGATCACGGCTGGTCTTAGGCATGACCTGCATCTCACCAAGGGCACCCTTAGCGCTGGTGGTCAGAGTCTTACCGTCATCCTTGTAACGCTTACCGCGGCTCTCGGCCTGCATTACCGCATCAACTAACTCTTCAAATGTCTGTTGGGCCATGGTCCGAGGTCCTTGTCAAATGTATTGCTGGCGTACTTTTGTCGCTATTTTATGCGGCATTTCAATAATACTCAACCGAACTCTGATCTACCTCCGGCTCGTCATCATCATCTGACTCCAACGCAATAAAATTACCCTGCCTAAATCGAGTCCACGCCATCACCGCAGTATCCACTTGGTCATCATTGTTCCCGTTAGGAAAAGCCGCGCATTCCTCTACAAGGTCCTCGGCCCACTCCTTCCCCTCAGGATACCAAATCATGCCGGACTCCAAGAGCGGAGCAACAGCATTGGCGCGACTGACCTTGTCCTGACCAAACCTTCTACCGCCGGGAGAGAACATCGTCACAGGAATGCCAAGACGCCTTAGTTCCTGCTGCAACGGAGTACCCGTAGCCTTCGCCTCAATCAAAACATTATCAGGCTTCCAATACACATACTCATCCTTTGCCATGCGCTTTAGCTCAGGAAAATCCCAACGGCCCTTGCGCACATTAAGCAGCATCAGATTGGCCCCCGAATCAGCATCCGGATAGAACACACCCCACGTCGAGATAACAGAAAAATCTGCAGTCTCCTTCTTCGAGTACGCCGTGTCATACACCTGAATCAAATACTCACACTCAGGTGGCTCATCATGCCGCCACTTGCGCCACCAGTTCCGCTTCAAAATCGCACCCTCATCATTCGTCGGCTGTTGCTGCCACTGGGCATTCCACTTCTTCAGGCCAATAGATACCTTCACCTTTTCCAACTCATCAAGGCTCCAGTAATCAGGCCAAAGAGGCCGGCCACTCGGCAAAATAGCAGGGAACTCCAATACCTCCCACTGATCCGACTTTAAATAGCCCTGCTGCTTGAGCAATCGACCCGTCAAGTCATCCGTTTTCCACCGCGTATTGATCACAATAATAGCGCCGCCCGGCTGTAATCGCTGCCGCGGTCCGCTCGTGTACCACTCCCACGTGTTCTCCATCGCCGTATCAGACACCGCATCCTGCTCGTCCAAAATATCGTCCAGCACGACAACATTACCACCGCGCCCGGTCATCGCACCGCCCTTACCAATGAAAAAGGCTTCACCTCCTTGGGCCGTGTTCCACCGACCGGCGGCCTTACTGTCAACTGACAGCGCCATCTTTGGGAACAGCTCCTTGTATTTCTCGTCATCAACAAGGTTTCTAATCATTCGGCCAAAACGCTGCGCTAACTCAGCAGTGTGGGAGCCGACAATGAGTTTAGTATCAGGGCTCCGGCCCATCAGATACGCTGGAAACAGATAACTCCCAAGCTGAGACTTGCCATGACGGGGAGGCATTGCGATCATCAGGCGTTTGCACTCGCCTGTAATGACACGGTCAAGAGCCTTAGCGATACGCCGGTGGTGTTCTCCGACAATCATCTCGGGCCAGACATACTGGCAGAAGGACAGGAAGTCAGTGGTTGCTCTGTCCTGAGCTTCTAGCAATCGAAGACGAAGTTCTAGTCTTAGCTGCTCGTCTTGTACGTCATCCGGTTTTGTAGAGTGCATAGGCCACGTTTTGAAATTTGCATAAATATAACCCCTGATTGCATTTAAAACAACAAGGGGGGTGTTTTGGGGAGACCAAGTTTAAAAAGGTTCTAAATTTGGCTAAAACTTGGCGAAGCTTTTGCCTGCAACTGACGTACCGAAAATGGCCCTCCCCCCTCTCCAAATCCCAATCCAAATACACACACAGAGAGTAACAGGCGGGCCCACCCACCCCCGCCACCACCTAATAAGGGAAAAATAGAAAGAAAAAAGAGTAAGGGTAAACACCGATGGCGCGCCATCGGTCTCTGTGCTATGCATACAGGGCCTGTGGCCCTGTATTACTATACTCTGTATAGTAATACATCGGCTGACAAAAAAGGCAGCCAGTTCGGCTGCCTTCTTGTTTGTGATTTCTAGCTTGTATGTACATACAAGCTAGACCAGCGCTTCTAGTGAACAAACCAGACCGGCCGGACCGGTCCGGCCGGTCTAGTCACAGACCAGTTGGTACTGAGGAACTTCTTCAATCGTAACCCCAGTTTGTACTTTTCTGCAGGTTGGGCTATCAGTCCGCACGTATGCGGAAATGTTGACAAGCACGTCATCCAGTTCAAACGTGTAATCCCGATTCAAGTACTGGGGCCAATCACGTGTTGTAGTCTTTTCGGTCTTGCTTGAAAAGAATTCAAGCAAGCCCATCAACTGGGTATCTTTGAATGATTCCAAAGCATTTAGGTTCACAATAATTGTGGGCTTGTAATGGCTTGTTCGAACAAACAAGGTATGCACGCTCAAATCCAAATCCTTGAAAACCGTAGAGTAACCTACTCTGATCTTCATGCGTTTTTCATCTAGGATTTTAGCTCTAGCGATTAAATTGTGTCCCTCTTTGCGGGACTGTTCCGTGGCATTGTTGATTGCTTGAATCAACGGATTTGTCTTGCGGTTCATTTTCTCTATCCTTTCTAGGGTTGCACTGGATCGGTTGACCCAGTGCATGGATTATATCACGAATTAACGAACAGTAACATTAAATTCAACATTACCAATTGCTTCGCTTACTTTCTCATCTAGGTTATTTTCCATCCATGCTTCAATTGCATCGTCCACGTTGTAATCGGTGACATCAAAGTTATTGGACATCCAGTCACTGATCTTGTCATCAAGGTTATCGATGTGAGCATCGACAACATCACCGATGGCATCTTCGCGAATCAGTTTGTGCGCGTCGATCCGCTCATCGATCAAAGCAATGATGGCCAACTTTTCAGGGCTCGGGCCTTGGGACTGGGTCACTGCATTGTCGATGGTGTTCAGAAGAACACCGATTGAAGTCCGGACTGCCACTTGATCAGTGTTACTTAAAGTGTTGATCAGCATTTCTGAATAATTCAAAGCTTCTTGAATATCCATGCCACGTGAACCAAACAGGTTATTGCGGAACTGTGATACTGGGTTGCTCATTGCGTTCTCTCTTCTTTCTAGGTTGTATCTAATCGGCCGATTAGACAGTTGAATTATAGCACTGTTTCCCACTTTGCACGAATCTTCTTAAATTCTTTTTTATAAAAATCTGCGCCAGTCTCATAAATGTTCAACCATTCAGTGGTTGCATTCCAGACGTTTTCCCCCTCATGAATAACCCACCCGTCAAAGTCACCATGGAGAACGTCCAAAGCATCGTCCAGAGAAAGCAAATATCCAAGGTCCGAGGCGCACTGGATTACTTGATCGGTGTTAATCATAGTCAACATCCTCTTCAAGGCATTCAACATTGTCAATTGAAAACTCGAAGTCTTTGCCCTCTAGGTCAACATCGTCTTTGAATGCATTGTTTTCTTTAAGACTAAGAAAGTGGCTTCGGGCCTCTTCTTCGCTCGTTGCAATGACCTTGCTTCTATAAAGCACTTCTTCGCGCCAATAGATAACGTATTCGTTTTTCATTTTTCGCCCCCCTCAGATAAAAAAGCCAAGAGGGTTTTGTCCGGCAGTTCCATGATCAATTCATAGATTGCAGTGAAGTCACCACTTTCTACATCTTTTTTGATCTGTTCAATAACATCGTCCCGAAGCACTTCGCGTTCTGTGATCATGATGCCTCCACAATTTTTAACTTGTAAATGAAGTCTAAATCAATACTTATAAAGTACAAGGACCGGCCGTCGCGCAACTGGACATAGCAAAACGGGTGATCGTCCGAATCAGCGGGATCCTCGCCAAATGTCGCGCCCTCCAATTCTTCCGCAGTAACGAAAAGGCGATCATCAAGAGTATCGTAATTGCTGAAGGTCCGCGAAGCAGGAACAGAATAGCCCTCTTCGGCAAGATCGTGTCTCATTTGAATAATGCAGTTTGTCATCTCTCTATCCTTTCTAAGTTGAGCACACAGTATACCACCGCGCCAGCACTTTGCAACAAAATAAAACGAAAAAAGTATGCGGGCCCACCCACCCCCGCCACCACCTTTCAAGGGAAAAAATCAAAGAAAAAAGACGGCAGCAGAGGGGAAAACCCCGCGGGCCTAACGGCCCGCGGGGCATGGGCCGAGGCCCAAAGCACAAAAACCATGGCCCGCGGAGCGCGGGCCATGGGCCAAGCGCCACGATTGACGCGTCGATCAGCAGGGGCCGAGGGCCTAGTTTATAGGGTTTACTTTACCGGCCACTTTATGCAAATTTTGCATAACCTTTAAGAGGGGAAAGGGCTATAATATCGCCCCTCCCGTTTTATGGTTAAGCGGAGAGCAATTCCAAGGCCCTATTTTTAAGGGCCGCACCGGTTCCAAACCAAGCAGATTCAATGCGGGTATTGTCCGAGCGGCCGCGCTCATGATCTACTAATTCGGTGACAGCATTCAAGGCCGCCCACCGCGTGCCGGCGACGCCCACAATATCGGAACCGATAGCGCGCCCGTTGAATAATTCAATGATTCGCTTGAATGCGCGGCTGTCTTTAATTTCAATTTTGCCGGTGTGGTAGGGCTTCAATAATTCGGTTACAAATTCGTCCGCCTGTTCGGCCGTCATACTTTCACCGGCTAATTTGCGGGATTGCACTAGGAACCGCTCCCACTGATTCGCGACAATGCCAAGTTGGAGCCGGACGTCGTCCGCATTGAATCGCTCACTGTGCAAAACCCTAATTTGTGATTCGCCACTGTTCACCGCGGCCGTTATCGTGTTATTGCATACCACGCGAACACTGGTGAACTTGGCTATTGTGGCCATGGTTCCATCGTACGATGTGCCAAGCAAAACATAAGGGCGCACTGTATCGCCTTCAACGATATCGGCCCCTTCGTTTACTTTCGCCAGAGCCCAAACCCTCCGGCCATAACTGAGCGCGCCCGCTGTTTCCATAGTGAACCCGCCAAGATCCACAAGCTTACTAAAAAACCCCATTACTTCGGCCGGCTGCACTACGTTATAACCCTGTGAAACTACAGCCAACGGCGCGCCGGTGTCGCTACGGTGTAAAACTTTACGATCAGGCCATGCTTGCGGAGCACTGGTGGCCGGTGTGTTGAATAACACAGGGCTCTCAAGTACATCATAAGCAAGGCCGGCCTGTTGTGTCCATTCCTGAATTGTCGCGCCTGCTGTTAGCTGTTGCCCTAGCTTATGCCATGGTGCAAGGCCTGAATAAGCAATCGCCGCGTTGCCTGTCGTTGTGTCAATCATATGTGCCATGCTATTCTTTCTGTTAAGTTAATGAATACCGGTTTTGTGCCGGTACGTGAATTGTACATCATTTTTACACTCTGCAACATTTATTTACAATTTATTTGTCTAGTTTATCTGCTACCCAACACAGCAGCAAAAAAACAACTAAGCCGGCAATTATCACGTGGCCCCCAATTCTAGGCCGCAATCGCCCGCGATGTGATGGCGCAAAAAGGAACCATGTGGAAGGGTGCGCACAAATTCGCGAAGGGCTGCAGCATCATTAGGCGCGCCAGTAGTTCGGGTTTTGTGCCATTGAATCGCTACCGGTCCGCTTGCAGCATAGCAGCCGCCGTTTTCATCTTTTCCCACTTTCTTTTTACCGGTGCCATGGGCAACAAATACAACGACAAATTCGCGGGCACCACGTGCACACAATGGCCGGCCACCGCCGCACTGTTGGCAGCTGAAATTGTCGGCCAATTCCGCAGGGCAACGGGCAAATTGCACGCCTTGAATTTTACGCGGCCATTGATCGGCCGATTCTAAGGGCGCAGCATAAACAGCGGGACGGCCTAATTCTACGGCGTGCACTGCTTCGGCCGTAGTGTCGCAGCTTGCGTTTATCACTGTTTTATTTGGCTGAGGGAGCGGGAGCGCTTCGGCCGCAAAGTGTGAATATGTCCAAGCTTGGCCACCACGCGGGACGCTATCAAAAACGGCCGCTAAATATTCGCTATCAATTTGTGATGTGCCGGTTTCACTTTTCGGGTGAAGGCTGCAGCTAGTCGGACACGTGCCATAGGTTTCATGTTCGCCGCTGCGATAAGTAACTGCTATTGGGCCGGTTTTGCTGTTGGCGCTAATACGTACGGTTTTTAACATTTCTCTATCCTTTCTGTTGTGAGGGGCCTAGTATAGCAACACTTTGGGCCTTTTGTGTATGATATTTTCTAGGGGTTTTCACGCGTCGCACAATTAAGGGGCTGCTGTTTTCGTCCCATGGCATCACCAAAAAAGGCAAGTCATCGGCCGACATAACGCGCATAAAGTCACGAGCGCGGACAAGGGAAGGAAAGGTGCGAATCACACTTTGAGAATTAGGGAAGCACACATCATATTTATAAATTGGCATTTTCTATTCTTTCTAAGTTAGTCGTCGCGGTCGGTGTTCAACTCAAGACGGGGGTTTTCATCTTCAACAAAGCTATCGTCAATGTGCGCAATTTGCAAACGGGTTCCGGCATCCCAAATCAAGACGGGCAAATCTTGCGGCAAATTAGCGAGCGCAGCCGACAATTTGCCAACGGTCATGCCCTTGTCAGCGCGAGCAAAATTAAGCGCCTGATTCCAAACCTCCCACGCATCAAAAATTGACGTGTAAATGTCCGACATCGAATCATAAAAGGCGCGGCTACTGCGCTCTTCAGAAGTCACAGTCAAAAAGCGAACCACCTCATCGCGAGGGGCACTGGCAACGGCATTGTCGTATGCCTCTAAAAAAGCCCGTTGTTCAATAGTCAACTTTTTCATCTCTCTATCCTTTCTAAATTTCAATTCATTTTCTTCCAACTGTTTAATCTCCCACATGCGGTCGATTCGAGTTAGAGCGTCATCTACTGGTTTCATTTTGTCACCTCTGCAACGGTGTCAATATTCCAACTGCCATGGCCCGCGTCTTCAAAATCACCACCATCGATTTCGCGTGCCTTATCCCATGCTTGCTGCTCGTCTTCTGCTTGGACCAAGCAATAGACATAGCTTGTACTTGCTGCAACTACTTTGAAGGTTTTCATCTCTATTCTTTCTAAGGAACCGGATCAAGCACCGGCATCGCTAGTATAGCAAGGTTTTTGTACCTTGCAACACTTATTTACATTTATTTTACTAAACCTAGGGTTTCCTCTAGTTCCGCCCAAGGCATGCCACGCGAAGGCCAACAGCGAAGGGGCTCAAGCTTTATGCCCTCTGCAGCCAATTTCATAGCATCGCTCCCCTGATACAAGCGAATGGTCGAAGGTCGTAGTGTATTGCCCATGTCAAGAATAAGAATGTAGCAAGGCCTATCCTTAGCAGCATGCCGAGTCATGAAAGCAATTTGATGTGGCCGCAGCCCAACCTTTAACCCCTTGGCCACCACTTTCAATTCCATCAAAACAAAGTATTCCCCGACACCCACCAACATGTCAGGAATGCCAAGGTTCACACGATTCTCAATGCGTTCAATGCTGCAGTTGACAAGGCCGGCTTTCACCCTAGCCGAAAACCTAGCTTCAGGCGTCATCTGGTCCCCCCAAATCCTGCTCAAAGATGTCAAGCGGAGGCTGCTCCACTCCCGCGTCGAAATCGGGGTCTTTTTCTCTTGCTGCACTTTCAATCACCACTCCAGTGTCCGCATCGATCAAGGCAGTGGGTGGAGGCCCACCATACAGCTTTTTAAGCTCATCAAGCTTGCGCTGTACCTCTTCCTTGCTCATGCTGTCAATCGTGCCATGGCGGATCTCTTTGCGCTCCACATAGATTGTCCCCAAGGCTTGGCCCCTACGATACTCTGCTTGGACTGCTGCAGCAAATGCACCGGCATCCAATGCTTTATCGCGAATGGTCTGCAAATCACGCATGTGGCGCTCGTAAGACGTGTTGTACTTGGAGGCCAACTCAGCACGATAGGCTTGAATGGCCGCTACAACGTGCGGATTGATGTCAGGGTGGGTAAGCTTCCAAGCCATGACAGAAGCGCTGGTGGCCTTGTATCCGGCCCTTATGGCTGCCTCTTTCATGGTCACCCGTCCGTCACCACTCACAAGCTCGGTAACAAAGGTCCATTCCTTAGGCGTCAGCTTCCTGCGCTGCTGCCGCAGCGGAGCCACTTCTGTGGTCATGCGTTTGCGCGCCTTGTCAGGCATAACCGGTGGAACGTTGTAGACGTCTTTCTTGGCCATTAGCTGATTCTCCACAAGCGCCAACCATTGTCCACCTTGCGCAGCGTGAATACCCATTTGGGCTGATGCACACGTGTGAAGCGAAGGGCAGCCACACGACAACTCTCTGCTTGCTTGCG